AATTATTAATTAAAGCAGGCTGTAAAGGATTACTTATAATTTCAGGGGCTGTGTTATTTATTGGTAAAGTTTCGGGAGCGTATGTTGTTTGAAAAAATTGTTCTGGGGCATTAGTGTTATTCAAAACAGAAATAGGTTGAGTATTGTTTTGATTCATTGTAGGAGTTGCGGGATCTAATTTATTTTGATTGATTTGCATGTAGTCTGATAAAGTTAATTGAGGAGACATCATAATTATCTTCTACCATCAGGGTTAACGTCTGCTCTAAATGTACCAAATCTCCACGTTTCATTTAATGCTGTATTTTGTATTTTTAAATTCGCCAATCTTCCTCTAGCTCTTGTATCTATTTTTTCTGTAGTAGAGTTTATAGTAAAAGGTCCTAATTGAGAAGAACTTCCAGCATCAATAGGAAAGTTTTTTAAAAATATTGTGACTATTGCGTTTCCTTGTAAATTTTTAAAATCAGGTAAAAACCTACTTACTCTTAACATATATTGACCATCTCCCTCAAAGGGTAAATCAAAATCTCCTGATTGAATGTATGCGGGTATAGCAGTCTCCGTACCATCTAAAGCTATTTCATTAATACCAACTTCCTGAGCAAAATATAAAGATGCTCCAAAAGTATTTGTTGCTCCGCTTAAATTAGAAATTGTTGGAGTTGCAGTAGATGTATATTCTGTAGCATAAGGCACGTCATAGGTACTAGCATCTGCATATGAACTTCTAGCTAAAGTCATTGTAGCCCAAGTATTTTCTACATAATTATAAACTACTGATCTATTGTTTTGTACTGCTGGACTACCTGAGGGAGTGCCTGCTGGATAAAACCAAACTATTTCATTAAATAAAGAATTGTGAGAGCCATATATAATTTCATTAGATGAATAATTTATACCTACATTTGATCCGGTGGTCGTGAATACAAAGTCTTCTACAAGTGATGGAAGTAATTTTACCGTACCATCAAATACAAAAAACCCTCCACCTGCTCCCATCCAAAATACTTTACCATCCGCATATACAGTTGCGTGTTGACCAATACACCCACAGTTAGAACCAACTTGTCTTATAGAAAAAGTAAAGGGTGGTCCTACAAACTGCATAGTATAAGCTGCTTGGTCTGTCAAAATTAAGTTGTAGTCTTTACCAGAAACTGCTGCAACGATTTTGTTTCCGGTGTCCAGTCTAAATGTACCTGCAGTATTTATAGATGTAGGTTGATACACGCTAAAGTTTTCTTGATCACTGAATCTAATAAACATGGGATCTTGAGTTGTTGAATCTCCAATAGTTGTTTCAGTTCCAAAATGAACAACGTGTCTATCTCTATCTGAAGTTATTGTTAATCTTGATGCTGTTGGAGCACCAGTCATAATTACTGCTCTTTGTTCTAATGGGTTTGATACACCAGGATTCCAAACAAATGTTTTACCATCTTTTACAGTAGCAATTAATTGTTCTCCAAAATTATCAAGTGACCATGATCCAGGATCTAGAATCAAAGAAGAAGTAGTAGTTCCTGATCCCCAAGTTAACCTACTCCAAGTTCCTGTACCCCAACCATAACCATAAGTTTGAATTGTTGGTCCTATTTCTTCATAAGGATTTATTGAAGCTCCACCTGCTGCTGACATTCCTGTACCTGTTTCAGTGGTAGTCATTTTAATAGTAAATGAATTCGTAGCTGTAGTTAATACTTCAAAAGTAAAACTAGTAAAATCTGTTGTGTTGTATCTTGTGACTGTTGCTTCTCTTACCGCTACACCACTTGAATGAGATGTTGCAGTTGTGCTGTTTGTACCTCTTGTGCATCCTGTTAAATCGTTCGAAGACTTTCCTGTATATGTAATTAGTTCATTACCAATTCTTACAGTGCCTGCCGAAGAAAAACCTGTAGAACTTGTAAGTGTAATAGTTGTAACAGAATCATTTATATCACCATTAAGCGTAGTAGCTTGTCCTGGTACAGTTACAGATGAAAAAGTAATATACTCTCCAACTTCAAGAACGTGACTTGTTTTATTTACAGTTACAATATCTGATCCATTTGTAGATGTAAAAGTTGCACCAGTAACTGCTGTAGCCAAAGGTGTTACATCATAAAATTTGTCTTCATAATAAATATATAAAGCTTTAGATGTACCAAGTGCAGCATATCTTCTACCTTCTAAATCTGTCCAAGTGTGTTGAGCACGTGTGGGCCCTGCAATTGTTTGTTGACCTATAGCTGTATAACCACCTATTTTTTCTGGTTGTCCATATCTAAATCTTACAAAATCTCCATCAATCCATTGTCCCTCTGCTCCCGATGGGGTATCTGCTTTATTGAAACCTGGGGCTATTCTTACATTTGTTAAAGGCATGCAACCATTTTACATCATTTTACAGCTTCATCCAAGTCGCAGGGTTAGGTATTAAAATCTCACTTACTTTGTTAGTTTCTGAAGTCATAATAATATCTCCACTTATTGATATGCGTGGTGACTTTTCTTCTGTTTTTTGAGTTCCATGTTTAAGTGAACTAGGAAATATAATTAATTGACCAGGCTCATTATTTACCATTAAGTTTTGATGATTTTGATCATTCCATTCTGTAGCCTCTGGCATATAGAATCTTTGAGTTGGTTCATAAAAGGTAAGTGAAGAATGATTTTTATTTTTTAAAACATAATAAACAAAACTAAAATGACTAGCTCCATGATCGTGAGTTGATATATGATCTCCTTTATCTGTGTAAGCTACCCAAGATTTTGTAATAAAATAATCTACATTTTTGTATTTTAAATTTTGTAAAAACGTATTTAAATTTATTTTAAGTTCATTAAAAAAATTATTAAATTTTTTATTTAATTGTAACTGATCTCCATATAAAGATTCAAACGATTCTAAAGAACCTGCTTTATCAGAAGTAAAAGAAAATCCAGTCTTATGTAATTTATAATATTTGTCCCTATATTCTGGAGGACATATATCTTTTTCAATAATAGGTATTAATTCTTTGTTAATTTTTTCAAAGTTATTTAATTTTGAAATACCTATTAAAGAACCTAATATTCTAATTGTCTCCATCAAGTTTACCTTGGTAATCAAACCAAATATAACTATTTAGTTTAGATAATAATTTTTCCATATCATTATCCTTTACCACATATACAAGTGTTTCTGTACAAAAATCTTTAATAGCTTCATATCGATGATGACCATCAATTAATACATCATTATTAACAACTAATGGACATAACAAACCATTTAATTTTATATCAATCTTAAGTTGATCTATAAGTTCTTGATTATTATTTAATTGATTAGGTTTTATATTTTTTAACTTATATCTTTGAAGTATTGAATCAAATATAATTTTTTGTGGTTTTAAAAACAATTATTGTACTCTAAGAAACCCATATTGAATTTCACCCGAGCCTCCAGCGGCTCCTTGAGTTGACCCAGAATTTACTTGAGCGGCTCCACCTCCACCACCAGATCCTCTTGTACCTGCAGTTCCATTTGTGCCTGAGCCAGATGATGAACCTCCTGCACCTCCTGAAATAGTTCCTGCGTAAGATGGTGCACCAGTTGAACCACCTATTCTACAGTTGTCTCCTCCACAGTTACCATTGTTTGAGCCTGCTGCACCAGCTCCAAAATCATTAAAGACTCCTTTTGGTCCTCCGTTTAAACTAGTTACATTTACAGTTACACCACTTGAATTTCTAAAAGTACCTGAAGTTAATGATGAACCATTAATAGTAGGAGACCCTCCAGTTCCAGCAGTATTTGATCTTAGAGGCCCTTTAACAGCTCCGCCTGTACCACTTGATCCTCCACCACCAGTTAATGAAAATAATGATCCTGTAGTAGAACCTGATAAAGTTGAAGTACCTCCGCCACTAGCTGTTGTGTTATATCCTACTCCGCTGTTAGCTCCACCACTACCTACAGCATAAGTTAATGTTTCTCCTTCGACAACAGTAAATACTTTATCTGAAATATAACCACCAGAGCCACCTCCTGCTCCTGAAGACTCACCACCTGCTTTATCATAATCCGCTCCACCAACAGCGCCACCACCTCCACCAATAGCTGCTTGAATGTGAATTGCATTGGCACCTTGCGGCACTGTAAAAGTTCCTGAACCAGGAGTTAATGTTTGAATTGCAGTTGCTTCAAAAGCTGCAAAAACTAATTTCCAAACTCCTGAAACTTTACCATAAATTTCGTCTGCTTCTTGCCAGACACCTGATACTTTGCCGTAAGCATTATCTATCTCTTGAAATGTTCCTGATACTTTGCCATAGGTATTAGCCATTTAAACTCCTATGAATATTTAAACCAAATGTCTCCATCACTTCCTCCTGATGGACTTGATGTACTTATTGTAAATTTTCTTTGTAGTTTTGCAGCAGTCACAGCATCGTTAGCAATTTTAGCTGT